CGCCAGGCGCGCCCAATGCGATCACGCGGTCAGCGGCCTGACTTCTAATCTGGTTTGTGAGGCCGCGAATCTCGTCGCGCATCTTGCCGACCTCCTGCCTCAAGCTGTCGCGGTCACGCTTGCATTCCTCATGCGCGTCCTCGGTCTCTTTCAGCAGGGCCTTGTAGTGCTGCTCGGTTTCATGAAGAAGCCGGCGATATTTGCCCTCGATCTCAACCACCGCGTTAGCGTGCCGGGCCTCCATTTCGGTGATCGTCTGGGTGTGGCGCACGGACGCTTGGTCGAAACGCTCGCGGCATTGTCAGTCGCGCGCTCGGCATTGCGAGCCAGCCGTTCTTCAACCCCGATCTTGCGATTGCCGAGAAGATACCAGACCAGCAGGGCGAGGATTCCCATGATCCCGCCTGCGCTGATCCAGCTGCTGATCGTGCCGAATACGCTTGGGATTCCCTTGGCGATCTCCGGGGCCGCGAACTGAAGCGTCCCGAGCCCAACCGCAGTGCCCAATGAGGCAATCGAGACGATGGTTAGCGGGACAGGCTTTGGCCCCACTGGCGGCGGGTCCGGCGTCTGTTCAGGCGTCGTGCTCATTGCCGCAACTACCCCCCGTCCAAGCTCGATCTGGCCGATTGCGTAACACGGTCACGAGAGCCTGTCTGCAATCCAGTTAAGGGGTTGTCGGATTAGCCGAACGCGGGTGCCCGCAGGCGCGAACCCGCGTCGTCGTCACTGGCCTCGTCCAGCGCTGCCGCGTAGGCCTCGCCGGTTGATTTGAACGGACCCTTGACCGTGGCCGGAAGGGCTAAGCCGGATGGCGTGAACTCGTGGTAGAAAATACCCTTGCGGCCTAGATAGAAACCCTCAGGTCGGTCCTCTGCGTTCACGACTTGAAAAACCGTGCGGTCGGATCGGCGACCGAGGGTGCCTGGCCGTGGATTATAGCTGAACCCGCCGCGCTGAATATCCGTCTCAAGCGCAAACCTCAGGTTCTCGTGCAAGAGTCCCACCGCGATCCCGTCGCGAACCCGATAGGCGTTGCTATCGGCGTCGAAGATCAGATCGCCTTCGGCAAAGTCCTTGCTTTCCGGCTCTGGTGCATCTTCGCTCTTTCGCTCTGGAAGAACCGGGCCTTTAGACACTGGCTTGGGCAGCATAATAAGCTCCAATTCGCTTGCGGTTGGCAGATGATAGCGCGGCATTGAGCGTCATCCCAGTCCATAGACCCTTGACGTATTGCGAGGGGCCGTTGCTTGATCCTACGAACAGACCCGTGATTGCCGCCGCGCCAGCGTCGCCGGTCCCGATCAGACCGTCATCAACATAGAGGTTAGACGCCACCCCGTTGGCCTCGAAAGCGATTACGTGGAACGCGGTATCGAACGTGCCGCCGCCCACATAGCTGCCCGAATAGCCAAAGAAACCATCGGCTGTATGGACCTGAATCGCCGATAGGCTGAGCGAGCCGCAGCAAATGGTCTGGACAGTGTTCGCATCATCGAACAGCCCGGCGCTGATCAGCGTAAATGGCTGCGCGGCGGTCGGGTCGAACGGGTTGCCTTGAGATGCCAAATAGTCGTCAACGCCATCGAATTCGAGGTAATAGGTCGAGCCGTATTTGCGCAGGATGGGGCGGAATCCGGCTGTAGCTTGCAATAGGTGCCAGCCGTGGCCGGACAGATCGTCAACGCGCGCCACAGGGCTATCGACCGCCGCGGCGACCGTGCCCGCCGTGTCCTGCCACAGGTGCGCGATCTGCTGAACATCATAGAACGCGATTGGTCCGGTGGTCAGCGGGTAGATCGGCAAAGCGCGAAGCCGACTGCCAGCCGCAGCGGAGCCGCCTCCGCCTCCGCCCGGCACATAATCGCTGAGCCAGCGCGTCCAGAGGATTTTCCAATTGCCGTTGAGGCCGTTATCGGCGGGCGGCTCATAGACGCACTTGATATGCGGTGCCCCGATGCCAGCCGGAATGACAACCGATGCGCCGCCATTGACCGTCACGCCAGCCTCGTATGGCGTTATGGTGATTGCCTCAGCGTTCCCGTCAGCGGTGTTCGGCCCATAGACCGTGCACTCATAGGTGCGGTCGTTGAGCGACTTGTCCGTAAGTGATCGATCGACCGAAAGCGCGAACGTGAATCCGGCCGGCGAATAGAAAATGCTGACTTTCTTGTTCTCGGGCGAGTTGCCGACGATGATCCCGCCATTATTGGCGAGCCCGCCCAGATCGCGGCCCTTGCCGGAAATCTGGACCGGCATGTGGACCTCGCCGCCGCTCAGCCTGATCGAGACGCCTTGCAGCGATACCGGCCAAGTGGGCGTAAACACCCCGCCGACGACCGAGTGCGAGGCTGGGCGCTCGATCGCGGAGAACTTGCCGCGCCCATCGGCGGGCAGCGCAGACGCGACCCCGAGCGTGGTTCCGGCACTCTGACCATAGTCGATCAGCGACCAGAAATTGTTCTCCATGTGATATTGCGGGACATAGATGCCCTGCATGGACTCGCCCGCAGTGCCTCCACCCGTGCCGAGCTGAATATCGCACAGCACTTGCTCGCAAAGCAGGGTGCCCATGATGGTCGGCGAGAACAGCGCGGCGTAGCGAATCCCGATGCCGCCGCTAAGCAGCTGGACCTTCTCGAAGGTCACGTTGGCGAGATTAGCACCCCACAGATCAAGGCCGCCGCCCGCCATGATCAAGAAATCTTGGCCGGTTGCCTGTGGCTGCCACGGCCAGATATCGACCGTCAGCGTATTGGCCACGAGATCGACTGCCGGGATCGCCTTGATGACGCCAGGCGAGCCGGTTGGATAATGCGCCCCGACCGTGCCGAAGTGAACCTGATCGCCAATTTCAAACCAGCGCGGATCGATGCCAGCGGGAAGCGGCAACGTCATCCGATGGCGCTGGGCGTCGTCGCCGTTCGAGCCGTTGCGCACACCGCCCGAGACCACGCCAGCGGGCTTGACCGTGTCGATATTGCGGGTGCCGCACTGGATGAAAACGCACTTGCCGAAATGGGCGAAAATGCTGTTGTTGGCGTCCGAATATTCGTGATCAGCGCACGCCCCGTAGCGCAGCGCTCCTTGAACGAAAATGTCGCCCATGTAGGAAGCGCCAAGCCCATAGAATTTCATTCCGTTTTTGATCAGGCGGTCACCATAATTGCCGCTGTTCAGCTGGGTGTCGGTGCCGCCCCAAAGCTGCCACTCACCATAGCAACGGTAGTTTCCGTTCCTGACCGAAACGAGGTCGTCCATGCGTTCCATGGCCACGAGGCGGCCCGGATAGATCGGGAAGGAGTTGCGATTCCAAGTTGCCGCGCCTTCCGGGGCCGCTCCTTCGGCGACGGTATCAAGCACGAAAGTGCGCGAGCAGCCGAGGCCCAGCGCGTTCTCGAACGACATGCCGTAAAGCTCGTTCCGATTTTCCGCGCACCAAAAGACGTAATCGCGCATCGCGTCGAGCGAGTCGGAGCAATCGGAGACGACCTCGGTGGCCAGCTTGGGCGCGCCGGTCGCATCGACCGCCTGGCACATGAAAGCCGTGATGTAGAGCCCGAGCGCGCCAAGCCAGCGCCAGCGCCGCCCATTGTGGCTCTTGACCATGGTAAACGGATGGGCGGCGATCTCGCCGTCCGTCAGTTCCGTGTCCTCGATCAAAAAGCCCTCGCCCACACCCTTGCGGTCAGAGCCCGCGACCGTAATCATATCGGTGCCGTTCGGGATATCGATTCCGCCAATGTCAGTAAAAAGCCCGATGGCCATCACGTTACCGCCCGGGTCGCCCTTTTCGCCTGGCGGCAAGCTCAGCGCCGTGCTGGCCAATTCGGCCATGACCCGCGAGACCGTTTTGATCGATCGCCCAAGGCGCGAAATAACCGTCGAGCTGGGGCCTGTGGGCGGCCCGTTGACCACTGCGGAAAGCGTCTGCGCGTCCGTCTCGGCGGCGGTGATCTCGTCGGTCGTGAGGGTCATTAGGCGCTCCGGGCCGGTTAGGTCCGGTCGAGCAATACCCTAGATGCGCGTGGCCCGGTAGAGTTCCTTAATTTCCGCTGGCCCAAGCGCGCGCCCGATGAGCCTAAGCTCATCGGCCCGGCCCTTGAATCCGTTGAACGCGGTGAGCTGATGGAGCGCCGCGCGCGGGCCCACGCCAGCGCCGCCCTGGACCATCTCAACCTCGCCATCGAAATAGATCACCAGCTCGTCGTTGTCTTGGTCCCAGACGCCCGCGACATGATGCCAATTGAGGTCCGGGATGACGGCCTGCACGGAGCTCTGGCCGGGGTGCCCCATCCCGACCGTATTGTCGGTCACGGAGAAATATTCGGTATCGCTTTCGAGGATTGGGCTGACGCCGCCCGCGAGGCTGGTCATTTTTATCCACAGCGCCTTCGTGTAGTTTGTCGCTGGCGGCGAGAAGGCCGGGAACGTGACCGAACGCCCGGCTGCGCCGCTATAGACCAGCTTGCCGCGATCGGTGTCCATGACCGTTGTGGCTCCGCCGGCCGCGGTGCCATCGCGCCCATAGGGCGAGTGATCGACGAAACCGGCGTCGAGGAACGGCAGCCAGAGCTTGAGCGTGTCGTTCTGGTAATAGAGCGATGAGTAATTGACCGCTTGCAACTGATAATTTCCGCTATCTTGCGCCGTCTTGTCGGTCAGCAAAAAGGCGCTTGAGCGCGGGCTGTTATTGGGCACGATCTGATAGGTCGTCCGCGCATAGAGATCAGGGTCGAGGGCCAGCGCTACCGTAGGCGCGCGCGCTAGCACGACCTGATTGTCATCAGCGCCGGCCGTAATCGCAATCGAGTCCACGGTCGCGTCGGGCAATTGCAAAAAGATCGTGTAGCCAGCCGGATTGCTGAGATCGACCGGCTGGCTGAGCGTCAAGGTCAAGCCGACTTGGGACTGCACCTCGCCATCTTGGGTATCGGCGCGCGTGTTATCGGCGACCAGCACTCGCTCACTGCGAATCGTCGGCGCGGCTTCGCTCAGTGCCTCGAATTCCGTTGTTGTGTTCTGGAATTGAGTTTTGTTGAAAATCCGCCAGGCGAGCCAATAGGCCTGCCGGTAGCTCCGCACGCCGTGCGCCGTCACCTTGCGCGGCTTGCGCGCCGAGCGATCGGCGGGAATGTAGATCGTCGCGGGCAGCTCTTTGGCCGGATCGATATACTCAAGCTCAACCCCGTCATTATCATCAAGAGGGCCAAAGCGGATCGATCGCGTCTCGCTGCCGGGGCGCTTGTTGCGGTGATTGAACAGCAGGGTCGAGTCCTCGGTCGGGCGCTCGAAAAGCATCCTGATCAGCGAGCCGCGGCGATAGACCTCGCAGAAGCACGCTTGCGCGATCGTATGAGCCATTTCCTCGAACGAGGTATTGTCATCGTCGAACGTATAGCCAAACTCAGTCGACTCGCTGTCGTCGAAATAGGCGCTGGCCTGGCCCAGCTCATAGAAGATCGAATCCAGATCGATCTCGCCGAGCTGGCGATTGCCAAGCAGCGGATCGCGGCAAACCTCGACCAGAATGTGCCCTGCGTATTTGGTCGCCGCCGCCGAGCCGAACGTGATTCCCGATCCGCTGTAGATCGGCACCTTGCGTGTCGCGAGCAAGTTAAGCCTGCGCTCCTTGACCGCCAGCGCGCCCTCGGTGGCAAAGGTGCGGGTCCGGATGGTCGTCACATTGCCGAAATCGGGCTGATTGACCGGCCCCATGCCATAGAGGTCTTGCCATTTGATCTCGTCGACCACGTTGCCTTTGAAATTATAGTCAGATGGCGTCGTGCGTCGGCAGCGCACCGATTGACGGCCAGGCGTGCTCAGGCCGCAGATCAGCGTCTTGGCGCGCAAGTCCTTGGTCTTGTCCGCGTTGCCGTCCACGATGCCGACAAAGCTCTCGGGCGCGCCGATCGGCACATCAAGCAGATTGACCGGCGTCGACTCGATCTCGAAACTGATCGGAAAAGCGGTCTGATTTTTGCCGTCATCCTTATAGAGGCCCTGCAAGGCCACCACGTTGGCGACGAGAAAATGGGTGTTCGGGTCCTCGACGATGAACGGGCCGATCCAGTTGCCATTGTTGGACGTGGCGATCGAGGCGCTGAGCGGATTGGTGCGGCTGAAACGATAGCCGGGCAGATAACCCCAATCGGCGCTGACCGATTCGGGGTCGTCGAGCACGATATGATCGGCAAATACCCCCGTGACCGTATATGCGCCGTCCAGTCGCACGTCGATCAGCGAGGGCGCGTAGATCATATTGATGTTCTGATTGGCCGCCGAGGAGCCAGCGCCCGCGAGATCGCCGATCAGCCAATTGGGATTGAGACCCGCAGGGTTGACCAGCTTGATCGTGCCGCCGCCAAGCCCATCGGCGGTGACGGATTCGATCTGATAGATGCCCGATAGATCGACAGGCCGGATGGTCAATTGAGCTGCTCCCCGTCGCGGAGCCGCGGCCTATAGGGCGGGTCCGGATAATCCGGATAGGTGGTGCCGCCCGTGATCGTGCCGCCGCTGCCTCCGCCATCATCGACCTGAAAGACCGCCCCGGTGATCGAGATATATTTGCCCGCCACAAAATCGGCGGTGGGATCGTAGCTGGCAAAATCGAAACCATGCGCGTGCGCGATCGCGGTCGCCTGCTTGGCATCGGTGCCGGTTGCGCCGCCGCCGTCGCCCGCGTTTGCGATATCGACCAGATCACCCACATGGAAATAGTCGGTAAAGTCGATCAAGCCCGAGGCCGAGCGCACGATTCCGCCATCGACGAATTGCAAGTCGCGCGTGGTGGTCAGCGCCTTGTTATTAGGGCTGAGCATCGTCTGGCCGTTGACTTCGTTGAGCTTGGTGACGTCGAACACCGGATCGCCGATCGCTGACCCGATCTGCAATTGCGGCGGCGTCATGTCGTTCGGACTGCTATAGGGCGCATAGACTGCCGCGCTGGCCAAATCGATTTCGCTGATCAGCGTGTCGCCATCGCGAACATCGCTAACATCATAGGCCCCGCGCCCGATACACATATAGGCGATCTCAAGCTCGCGATGAGTGTCATAGATTCGATACGGCACTCCAATCAGATCGGGCGTCGAGCGCACTTGGCCATAGATATCGGGAATCCGGCCAAAGAGCCGCGGCTTATTGGAGCGCTGCGAAAGTCCATTATTCGGGCTCTGCTGTTGCTTATTATCCAGCGACGGAATCTTGGGCATCAGCAACAGCGAGGCCACGACGCCGACCACGATCGCGATCACGGCGATGATTGCCGTGATCGGATCGCCCGGATAGACAATGATGGTCAGCTCGTCGAAATCGGCCAGCCGTTCGACATCATGCGCGCTCGCCGGGGTGACATCGCGGTCAAGGGACGGCAGGCCGTGGTAGATGCGCGCGCTGGCGGGCCAGGAATCGAAACGCTCCATCAGGAAATCGCGCACGTCCGCGACTTGGCGCGATTCCCACTCCTCGCTAGGAGCCAGCGGGTCTCGGATCAGCGTTACGCTTTGCATAATAGCGGACCTCGCTGTAGCCATAAATCGCGACATCGAGGCACTCGAAACGCACCCCGCGATCGTCAATATGCAATATCCGACCGTTCCTGAACAGCCCGGCGTGGGGTACGCGCCCCGGCCTGATCATCAGCACCACGCAGGGATTCACGGGCTTGGCCACCGGATGGAAATAAGGGCCCGGACGACCAGTGACGCTGAGCTGCAAATCCTCACCCGTCAGATCGCGCCAGGCCTCCGCCACGAGGTGCCAGCAATGGTAGCGCTCCCGATCATAGACGCGCTCCAGATATCGATCAGTGGAGAACCTCAGATCGTGCCTCGCAACATCGGGAACGTCTCAAGCCGATAGAGCTGGCCGGTTCGATTTGCATTGAGCTGAGGCGCTTTGGCGTCGAAGCTCACCCCCTCGGCGTTATGCGCGAAATTTCCGACCTCAAGATGGATAG